CCCTCCAAGCATGTGTATAAGACCAAAGCCGTAAAAGCCCAGTCCTGGGAGGAACTTATAGTGTACAAAATATGGTATTTTTTCAAAATTAGGATCATCCTGTTTCCAATTTCGTCGTATGGATAAAACAGTTTGGGAATACTGATCAATTGTCACAATGTAAGGAAGCTTGACGCCAGATGTATCCTCAAATCCTGGAATGTCCAAATTGGCGTGGATTTCAAGAAGAGTATACATATTGTCCTCGCTTGAAATTCCTTTCTGTAATCCTTCTAGTTCATTGACTTTTTCCTTTACTTCCGTTTCATCAACAAAGCCATCCTTTATTTCCACATCCCTGTAAAATCCGCTAACTTGATTTTTAATCAAGTCATTCTTTGTCATTTTAATGATGTGGGTAATACGGTCAGCCGTCTCTAAATCGGTTGCAAAATAATTTACAATTAAATCTTCACCGGACACAAATTTAGCGACTGCCCTCTTCAAAAGTCCATCGTAATAAACTTTCTTGAATGCAGAACCGGAAAGGGGGAGATAGAAGAGCAATTGATCCATATCAGGATCATACTCTTTCATCACTTGCATTATTTCATAATTCATGAACTCCTTGACTCGATCAGCTTGCTGCTCGATTTCAGGAGTTGCATCCCCTACAATTTGTGTCCTCACGGGGCCATCCGGCGGAAGTAATTCCTTATACGCTTGGGCTTGGAATTGCGTAACGGATTCCGATAAGAGAGGGTGAACGACCCCTGAGGAACCTTCAAAGGGTTGAGTACGATTTTCATACTTAAACCCTAACATGTCTAGACCTTTTACATATGTGTCTTCCCAATCTTTACGAGTGTCTTTGTCACTATCAAAATTGGCTATGAGGTCTACTGCAAACTTGCTTAAATCTCCTTCTTCAATATATTCTGCTAAATTAGCATCATGTGGTATTTGACTTTGATCTACTGGTGCATTTGGATTAAAATTAACCTCAGCTCCACCATCTGGTAAATCTGTCATTTCAACATCAGGATTAGAATTTTTAACCATTTCTGGTGGTGATATTTCAACACCTTCTGGTTCTAATTCAAGTGCTGCTTGCAACGCTTGCATTGATTTATCAATATTATTATTCTGATTTGCCATAACTTCCTTATAATGTAGGGACTACATCCCTAAAAACCTCTCTTACTAAACCACCATTATAGTATGCATATTGTCCTTTGTCAATTCTCTCAATAGCTTCTTCGATTACTTTATTTCCTCTTTTCAGTAACAAAACAGGAACATCTCCCCATGTTTTTCCAGTTTCATGATCTTTAATGGCTGTTAGTGCTAATTTTGTTTTAGAATCACGTGCTACCTCTCCAAGTGCATCTTGCATAATAACTGATTTAAATGATGCTGGATTTGATGGATCTGGTAATCCCCAGTTTCCATAAAAACCATAATGTCCTTCAAAATCTCTATTTCCTTGTCTTAACTTTCTTGTTTTAATTTGTGCATTTGATAGACCTACACCATCATAATCATTATCCCTAGCCATTTTTAAAAGATATTTTACAACAAATTTTCCATAATCTTTTGAATTTTTAAAAGGGCCTTCTGTTACAGTACCACCACTATCAGTATCACCTTCTAATTTTTTAATCGCTTCATTTTGACTGTCAATTTCTTTTAAATAAGAATCTCTTTTTACTTGTAAATCATTTATTAAATTATCTCTCATTTTAATTTCTGCAGGTGTACGACCTTTTGTTTCCGAGTCTTGTGCTTTTTCAAGATTTTTTTGAATATTTTTAAGAGATTTTTTAGCTTCTTTATTTAAAGATTTAAGTTCTATCAATTCTTTATTTACCTCAGTAACTCTATCTAATCGTGGTTGGTATTTTGAATTTTTGTTCTGTACAGCTTGATGCATGTCTGATTGAATTTCTTCTATAAATAAAATTTTTCTTCCAGCTTCATCTATACGATCTGAAATTCTAGCGTGAACAAAACCACCTTCTGCATCACTACCTAAATTAAAATCATGTCCAGGTTTTGATAATTTTTCACCAGCACGTAATTTTCCCGGAGAAAATGAAAAAAATAGTTCATTGTGATTATAACCACCTTGTAATATTTGATCTCCTTCATGTTGTGGTTGACCAGTAACCTTGTATTGTACTCCACGTTTGCTAAATACATCCGCAATACTATTACCAAGTTTTACCACTTCAAATGGTAATCCTGGATAATCTTTAGAATTAATTCCTTTTCCTACAACATCATCAACTCCGTAACGCATTTTAAAAGCAGCGTTAATTTGTTCAACAGCATTTTCAACCATTACTTTATCAAATGCTTCAGCACCTTCTTCTTGTCTACCACTACCGGCTCTGCTTCCTGCGCTCTGTTTTAAACGTTTAACAAGGCCTGAAACTTGTTTTAATAATCCTTCAAATCCAGTATCAAAATCAGCACGTGGGTAATCTTTGTAATACTTTGTTGTTCCTTCTACATCTTCTATTGCACCTTGATATCCAGTTCTTTTCTTTGTTCCTGTTGCAGTTGTGCTTTCATCAAGATATTTTAATCCATCAAAAAAATTACGATTACCTAATAAATGAACTTGTATCTTTGGAGCAAGTTCATCAAATTCTTTCATGAAATCAACTTTAGAAATTCTTGCATCAGAATCCATTCCCAAAAATCCACCCTCTGGAATTCTAATATCATTTCCAGCATCGTCTTTTCCTGTTTTTGTTAAAAATAATGATGTGTCTCCTAATTCTTTGTACCCAACATTACGGCTAAGAAGATACTGTAACCATTGTTTTTTTGGGGCAGTTTGAAAAGGTGCATTTTCTATTGCTTCACGAGATCTCCATACTAATGCTCCTTCTGATTTAGCTGGTTTTGATGGAGTTGTTACTTGTTGCGCCTGACGTTTTTTTAAAGCCTTATTTGCTGATTTCTGATCTTTGAAACCTTCTTCTATCACTTCAAATTTAAAGTTTGGATCTTTCTTTTTCCCCGAAACATTTCCTATATCCCACAAATTAGTTTTTTCATTTAACCGTGCAGAAAGTTTTGTTTTTGTTCCTGTTAATTTAGGAATATATTCGGATAAACTAGAAAATACTGGAGGAACATTATCTTTTAAAAATTTACCAATTTTTTTAACTGGTTCACGAACAAAATATTTTCCCACAGAACCACCAGCAGAATACCCATGTATTCCACCACGTGAATTTAAAGTTTTTGGTTTAGTGTCTGATCCAACCCAAGAACCACCTTGAGTTTCAAATATATTTCCCATTCTTGATAATGTGTCATTTATTAATTCTTCTTCTTCTTTTAGAAAAAACATCATATCGGATTTATATTGAGGTGGAGAATCATCGTATTGCTTTTTAGCAACTTTATATCTTTCAATTTTATATCGTAAATCATTTATAATTTTGTTCATATCCGTAAACGATTTTTCATCAATAATTTCATCTTTAAATTGTTTATTTAACATATGCTCTAATGTATCAGAAAATGCATCATACTCATTGTAGGCAACGTTCTGGTACATTCTACCAAAATTCTTTTGCCACTCTAAATCACCAAATTCACCTTTATAATTATCTAAAAAATCTTGGGCACCTTGCCATTGTCCTACAACACTAGGGTCCCCTCTCCACGCGCCATGCTCCCTTTTTGATTCTGGATATAGTTTTTTATTTATAGGTAGTAATGGGTCAAAAAAAATATCTTCTTTCTTTGTCACACCTTCAGGCATTTCCCAAAATAATTCTTTTGCCTTTACATTCGGATCCCAATTAAATTCTGGGTCTATATTGTCTAAACCTCCTTTTTGATTCCACCATACAAGATTTTTAGGAACATATTTTTTTATAGTAGTTCCTGCTTTACTTTCCATAAAATCATTTAATATAGTTTGCCATTCATCTGCTACATCTGTATCTTTTAAAAGGTTTTTAAACCATTTTGACATAGCTGTGCCACCTTTATTATATCCATAAGTATTATTAGCCATCTGGGCCGTGGTCAACGGCGGAAGGACATTGCTCATTATATCGTATTTATTCATATTGCGGCACTATTTTACTCCAAAATTCTTTATCTAAATCTCGTTCTGACTTTCCTTGCATATCTGTACCTTCTGTTCCTGCTGCAGGTACAGCATTATTTTTGTACCATGTATAAAGTTTGTAAATATCATAAGCGGATAATCCTGCTGCTGTCAACCATCCAATTGGACCAGCAAAGCTGCTGACACCAAATTTAGCTGCAAGTCCAGGGATTAATTTTTGTATTCCCTTTTGAAATATTTGTTTGTTAAATTTTGGATTAACATGCATTTTTAATATGTTTTTTGGATTTCTGTATAATGATTTTTTCCAATTTTTTAGTGATCCTTTTCCAAATGCCTTATCCATTGATAGTGGGAACATTTCTTTTATAGCCGATTGTGCTCCAGGTGGTAATTTATTTACAATTCCTCTTCTAAGTAATTCAAATCCTCCTATTCCAAGTCCCATTGCCGCAGGCAGTTGTTGCCACATTGGAGGATAGTGTCCTGTTTCAGCCGCGTAATCTTCCCAATTTTCTATGTATTTTTCCATAGGATTTGCTACTGCTCCATAGAAACCTGCAGTTCCACCTGTTCCTGGTGTTGCCGATTGTCCTATTCCCTTGTACCAAGCAGCTTCATCAAGTCCTAATAATTTACCAAATTTTAATGGATCAAATCCATATGGCTCTAGTCTTCCACCTACACGTCGTTGTTTATCCAACCACGCTTCATTCTTTTTTTGTTTGTCTGTAACTGGTGCTTTTTGATATACTCCTTTTTCAGAATTCCAATATCTTTTATAAGGACGTGCAATATAATCCGGCTCTGATGTAAAACCAAAAACATCCCATGCTGGTGTATCGCCATAATGTTCTTCTGTGTGCCGTTCTACTATTTCATTCTTCCAATCTTCTTTTTGTTGATCAGTTAATTTATTCCACGGCATATTTCTTTTTTCACCATCTACCATCATGTTTATGTATTCGTATTCATCACCATATGGACCAGAACCTTTTCCTACTGGAGTAAAATCACCACCATTATCAAATGCCATAATACCACCACGAGCATTTTTAGTTATGTCATCAGAAGGAAATTTTTTATTAAAACTTTTTGCTTTTTCCATAGCATTTAATATTTCTTTAAAAGTATTCACTGTTGAATATGCACTGCCTAATGCATTTCTAAGATCTTCTTGTGGAATTCCTAATTTAGATAAATCATCATCTACTCCAGAATATAATGGATATTTCTCCATCGCTGTTTCCATTATATCAGGATAATGTTTTTGCCCACCTTCCATTCCCATATCAACTTGATCAAGCATTTTTAAGGTTCCTTGAATAGAATCTTTTACTTGTGGGTGAAAAAAGAATTCATCACCTATATTCAATCTAATCCAATTTGCTATATCTCTTGTATAAGCTTGTGGATTCTCATCAAACACTGGACCTTCAATGCCAAATTTTTCACTAAACTCTTTAATTACCTCACCAATTTTATTTTTTATAAAAGAAGTTTTTATCTTAGGTTTAAATCCTCCACCAGATGCAAATTTTTCTTTATCATCAAATATACTTTTAAACTGCTCATCAAACGATGAACCAATATCAGTTTTAATAGTTTTGTCTTGGTTTAAAAGATCTGGAAGTATTTTTGTTCGCATATCCATCATTTGATCATAATCCATCCAATCGAAAATTTTTTCTTCTTTATCTAGCTTATTAAATATTTCTTGAACAGCATCATCACTCTTAAACCGTGAGGCAAGGTCCTTCAAATAAGGTTCATCTAAAATTTGTTTTAACGCACGATCAAGTGAAAGTTCGCCTAATAAATTTTTTAAAAAACTTCCAGTCATTAGTAATATACCCTCTCGCCAATTTTATTGACTTTTTCTTCTTTCATATCGTCAGATAACTCAACATAATATCCTTGACGATACTTCATTAACGCTTGTGTTGTTGAATCCACATAATCGTCATGATCACCAAATGGGAATGCTGCACATTCCTCTATAACGTCTTCCGCAAAACTTTTTTCTGGTGCCCATATTACTCCAGACTCAAATAAAGGTGCAACGCTATTTACTCTTGTATGTTTATCATTTCCTTTTGATGGTGTAAAGTTTATAACAGGTATTCCCATCTTTTGCAACTCATGAGTTAAAGGTAACCCAGAAGCTTTGGCCTCGACTAAAATAATCTCTGGTTCCCAGTATTTATACTCTTCTAGAGCCTTTTTTTTCAATTCTGGAAAGTTCCAACGGTCTTTTTTAGCATCCAATAAGATTAATGAGTCACTTTTACCATCATCAGGGTTAAAAACACCCCAAGTTGTTATTGCACTAAAATCGGCAGTCTCTTTTGAGCTAAAAGCCGTATCATATGACTGAATAATGTATTTTAACTCAGGAATGTCTTTTTTACTCCATTTTTTCCACCATTCACGTTTTATAAGTGCACCTTCCTCGGATGTAGGTTGCTGCATCCATTGTGCTTGCCACTTGGTTAGTGGAATAGAAGCTTTAACACCTAATAGACCTTTCATAGTCCAAAAATTACCCCACATGGGTTTTTCGTTTATAATAGCTGGAAATTCAACAATCTCCCATTGATCCGTCATGTCATCTTTGCCTTGGGCCTCGAGCAACTTACCAGTGAGATCTTTAATCGACCATCTAGTCATTACTAACACAATTGCACCACCAGGTTGTAAACGCTGACGTGGACCAGATGTATACCAATCATAATGTGATTCTAAAACGTGTGGCGAAAGAGCATCTTGCTCTGAATGAGGATCGTCAATAATAAGTAAATCAGCACCACGACCGGTAATAGCACCACCAACACCAGCAGCAAAATACTCGCCGCCATGATTTGACTCCCAACGTCCTGCAGCTTTGGAATCAGCTGCCAATTTAACATCAGGAAATACTTTTTCATATTCGGAAGATTCTATCATGTTCTTAGCTTTACGTCCAAAGCGAATTGCCAGTTCACCTGTGTGAGTTGTTTGAATAAGCTTGGCTTTTGGATGACGGCCCATATAAAAGGCTGGAAATAGATGTGACGCAAATTCTGACTTTGTGTGTCTAGGAGGCATATTAACAATTAAACGTTTTAACTCACCATTGGCAATACGATTTAGCTTTTCTGCGTATATTTTATGGTGTTTACCTTCTACAAATTCTGGCCAAACAGTTTTCACAAATTTTAAAAAATCTGACTGTACTTCTTCTTGTTTTTTAACAACAGCGTTTTTTAAAAGATATTTTAAAGTCTGGGTATCTAATTTCTCTAAATCCGAAATATTTTTCATTTTTTAAAAATTTTTTAAAGTAAGTACTTATATCACAATTAAAATGTTTTTTCAACAGATTGTCACCCTCAAACAGTGTACGAGTTAAATTAAAGCATGCTTATGTCAAAAGGGGGGGATGGGGGGTCTTGGAGGTTGATTGGACCGGGCGGCGAACGCAGTGAGCCGCAAAAGGCACTTCATACCCGGGCGACTTATCCACAGGTTATCCACAGGTTATCCCGGGCGACTTATCCACAGGTTATCCACAGGTTATACATGAAATAATAATAATGCATGAATATATCTATATCAATACACAATCAATAATATATCTATGTATATGTTTAATCAACAAAGGAGAAATAGAATATGAATAAACAACAACTATACAGAAAAGTAAGTAATCATACTTTTGCTGTTAAATTCGAGAATAAACAAGGACAAGAAAAGTTTGTTCGTTGTGCTATTCTTGGTACATTAATGAAGCACAAACAGATTGACCCAACTGTGCCAACTAAACAGTATGACAATCAAAATGTGTTATTCTATAATGTATTAACTAATCATTGGTTTGTTGTGAACTGTGGTAGAATCATTGAATTGAATGTACACAAAACACACAAAGCAATGAACAGAATGGGGTTATTCAATGCCTAAAGGTAAAGAACTCATTACTGTTAATAATACTAATATTACTCCACTAATCACAGAATTAGTGGAGTATGTTAAAACGCAAAAAGCCATCGAGGGTGTTGATTTAGAGGATTTAATTAAAATGCCTAAATCAACGCATCCAGATTGGAAAATCATTTGTGGTGTACTTTGTAATGCTATTGTTGAATGGTGTGCAGTAAACAAAGAGAATGGAGGTAAAGACTTGTTAGTACACTTGCAAGGGGATGTAGGATATATCCTAAAAAGATTAGGATTAACTGAATAATCATTTCTCCAATGATTGATAAAGGGCAACTTCGGTTGCCCTTTTTTTATGTCCAATGTTCACGACCCGTTCTACCGGGATCCCGGTAACTTTTCCAGTAATAAGATTTGTTTGGTCTTAAATGTAATGAGGAGTTTGGGGAGTTTTGAAATTACCCTGAAGACACGCGCCGGGCGCCCGGTAACTTGTGGATAACTTGTGGATAACATCGGTACTTGGTGTATTAAGGGAGTTTAGGGAGTTTGAAAGAGGGTCACAATCTTAGTACCTTAAGTCATGGTGACCCTCGAAATTTGTGAGGCAAGAGACGAATAACTCCATTTATCTTGCCTCATTGTTGGTTGGAAAACTAGGTTTAACTCTTACTGTAAGAAAACCCAACCAATCATCATTATATCATCAAAGTGCAGTCATGTAAATCCTTTCCCACATTAAGTTGTGGATATCTATTCTACATTTCTCAGGATCTGCACTCTGTCGCCCGGCCCGGTCACAACAGCTCACGAACCACGAATCATAACGATTGGGTAAGAGACAGAGAGGAGCTTCAGGAGTTTATATAACATACTGGACCAATTTGTATAAAAAATACACAATAATGGCTATTTTCAGTGGTATAATAAATCCTAATAAATGTTCCATACTATTTCTATCCAGGACTATATACCTGGGATGGGAGAATGTCAACGCTTTCTTTTTAATATTTGGCAGAAAACTGGGAATTATTAGGAAATGGATTCCCATCATGAACGGGATCGCGCCCGGGCGCGAAAGTTATCCACAGGTTATCCCCAACTTTGTTGGGTAATGGTCTTGACAGGGAGTTTGGGAGTTTTGCGAATCTTTGTGACTAACACCTAATTGCAGGGAACTCCCTCACTCTTAAAAGTTAATTTGCTATTGCTTCATCAACTTCTCTTGTTTCAGCATTTCTGCCGAATCTATTTGCTCTATCTACATTTTCTCTCATTTGGGGTACTATACCATTGTAATGTCCCAATATGGTATTCAATGTAGTTTCGTTTTTAACTAATGCATTTGTGATGTTGTTTAATGCTTCACAAATCATTGTTACTTGCTCATCAGTCATGTTATCTCCTTTCTAGTTCTATTTCTAATGAACTAATGTATATATATACTATCTATCAAAGAAGTCAACCCCTAAATAATAAATAATTTAATTAATTATACCTTTTTCCAAGATGGTATTAAGACACGCGGCCCGGGCTAAACAGCTCAGGATGGGTGAAGCTCCCATCTTGGGGTAAATGGCGGAAAACAGGGAGTTTTGGAGTTTGAAACGCACTTCCTGGAAGCCCAGGGAAGAGAAGATGGCGTAGCAGGATACAATCAGGGGAAAAAAATGGCTGTTTTCTGGGATTTTACTTTCGAAAAGCTTGACAGGAACTCCCGGCGCGCCCGGTGCGTCAGAGCCCCCTACATCTTGTGCCTCGAACCTTGGAATAATACTATATGAGGGGAGTTTCGGAGTTTGAACTTACTCAGGTTTGCGCAGCGGGCGCCTGGTGCCCAGCTCCCGGGAAAGTTATCCACAGGTTATCCACTGAATACTAATGTATAAGGGGAGTTTCGGGAGTTTCAAGCACCACGGAGCTCAAATCTAGGTCCTTGAGTGGTCCATCATACAACCCGGGCACAGAATAGACTGTTTTTGTCCGTAAATCCTCGATACACGCACCTGAAAACAGTTTTACGTGACCCTTGGCTAGTCCCCCAACTAAGAAATAAACAGGTGCTCCATGTCTAAAATGAAGCGAATTCCATGCTGTTTGAAACGTTGAAATTTTAACCTTATTATTACTTTGAATAACTTTTAATTCAATAGTAAAAAATCCTGTAACATTGTGAAATATTAGGCAATCAGGGAATCCTGGTGTAACGTAACTTTCAAGGCGTGAAACAATATAACCGTCACCAACGTTCAATAATTTTTTTAAACTCTTCCAAAGCTTTGTTTCCCCTTTTACGGTCATATTTAGTTTTATCTTTAACTATCTTTTGCTTGTATTGGGGTGATGTCTTTAGGTCCTTTGCTATCGGATTCCTCTTCGACCGAAAGGATAGTTTCATTACCTTGTTTATCAAATTTGCCATCTAATCCAATCTCCTTTAATTTAGCTAAAACTTCTTCTCTAGACATAGAGTCAATACTACCAGTTCTGATTTCTTTTCTATCGATGTACAATCCTGCAGCCTGCCCACGCAACCGCTCAGCATTAACAGCAGCAGAATAAGACTTCTCACCAAGAGCTTTCTCACGTAATCTTGCCAACTCTTGCACATGTTTATTTAATTTAACCTCGTGTGTTTTTTCAATTTCTGCTCTTCTCTCCATTAAAGCTTCTACAACCTTAGGAAAGCGTTTACCATTTAATAACTCAGATGATCTTACATTAGCGTGTTCTTCTTTATAACCTGCTTGTCTTGCACATTCTGTTGGCGTCAATCTTCCTTCATTATCTGCATATATTTTAACAAATATTCTTTGTTTATCTGTTAAACCGTCACCACCTTTTGGGCTTCTCAAAGACATGTCTTTGGTATTGGCAGTGGTATTGGCAAGCTTCTTAACCATAATCCTCCTTAAACCATTGATATAGGTACATTTTTAATCATTTTAAAGTTAAAAAAACACAATTTTTCTTTGCGTCGTCTAGAATAATAATACTCTTCCAATACCATATTGCTTATATTTTTCAATAGTTTAACACAAAAGGTATTACGGTATTGTCTATATCCCGGTAAATAATAAAATAAAAAACTTTTTTTCATTGAAAGCACTATTACAATACCACAATACCACGTTTTAAGTGATTTTTAAAGGAAATATATCCTCTTTCACGTAAACAATGTAAATATCTATGAACATTAGACTTTGATCTTAATCCACATAACTGTTTTAACTCTTCGTAACTAGGTGAAAATTTATTATTATCAATATAATCTTTTATTATATCAAGCATTATTTTCATCCTTGGTGTTAATCCAATATACTTTTTCGTTTTTTTCTTTTTTACTATTTTATGGTGTGGTCTTCTTTTTTGTTTCATTTACGGTCTTCCATCCCTTTTGCATTAGGATTACCCCAATAATTTTTTCGTACTTGACGCATCATTTCATTATAACCCCATTCATCAATAGCCTCTTTTGTTATAGATTTTTCTAATGTTTCTTGCATTTCTTTTTCTTTTTCAGTTAATTCTAACCTTTTAGGTGCTGTTTTCTTAACATATGTAGATATTTTAGACCACGTTATTGTGTGGTCATCAGCTTTAGGTCTTACATAACCACGTGTTGGATCTAGCTGTGGGTATTGTGGATCTGGTGTAGTGTCAAAATTGTTTGAAATATATTGTAACACTTCATCATCATCTTTAAATTGTTTAACAACCTTTTCTACTATTTTTTTGTCTTTCCATAAATTAATTTCGTATGTTTGCATCATCCACCTTTAAATATTCTATTTTTATTATCCATGTTTTAGGTATTGCAATTGCACCACCACCTGTAATATCATTTTTATCCTCTGGACACACACTATATGATCGCATGATAACTATTTTTTCTGAATCGTTTGTAACCATCCAACCAACTTCCTGGCACGTGGCTAATGGTGCATCAATGACTTTTTTAATATCCATCCAACCAGTTTCAGTATCACGAGCATCAAACCATGTTAAACGTACCATTGGGACACTATTAATATCCATATTTCAATTCTCCGTTTCACCACTCCATTTACGACTTACTTTATTAAAAGCCATTTCTAATTTCTCTTCATCAAATCCTTCCAATCCTTTTATTTTATTTCTTTCAGTGCGATCATTTAAGAATTCATTAATTAAATCTAATATTAAAGGTGTAGGAATAGGATGACCATGTATTTTTACGTCTGTACCTATTCTACCTACCACAATAGGTAAATCATCTAAATTTCTTTCACACTCTAATATTACTTTAATGATGTCATTACCAGCTCTTACTAATGATTTCATTTTTTCACCTTCCTCTCTTTAATTTTATATCCTTTGTTGTCAGCTTCTTTTTTAATTAAATACATCATTTGTTGTCCTGGTCCTCGTTGCAAGGAATTCGCTATACTAACCAATACATTATAATATGGTTCTTTTATCGCTACACTCTTATATTTATCTGTCATCCTATTTTCTCTATTTTATCTATCCACTCCCGAATAAATGGTTTACTTGAATACATAGGGCGTTTGACATCTTCACGTTGTCCACTACCATCTTTACCAATAAATCCAAGCGTTCGAATCATTGCATCCTCTTCATTTTTAGCCCTAATCATATAACTAAAAGTTAATTCACGTTTCGTTGTTATTTTGTATGTATTTTTCTCTTCACCCTTCTCAACATGAAATGATTTCATGCCACCTATTTCTGTACCTTCAGCTGGTTGTTCAAATTTAATAGGTCTTGTTTGTGGGGTGTGTTTTATTGATGCTTCGTCAGCTAATGCCTCTTCAGTTTTTTTCACACGTATTTTTTGACGTTCCTTCTGTATATGCTCCCACTCTTGTGGTCTATTTTGCATTATTTCATCACGTTTTTTGGCGTGTGCTATTTCTTCTGGCGTGTCAAGCTTTTTATTCATTACAGCCCTGCTATTTGACTTAATAAAAAAAACATTACAAACGTTGTAAAACTAACCATTAAAACATATTTTATCATACTTTCTCCTTTTTTAATGTGGGGCCGAAACCCCACATTTTACGAGCAATATTTTAGGAAGGGTGTGATCCGAATAACTCCGTTTATCACACCCAGATAACTACGGGGGACTAGTGTGACCGCACCCCCAACCTTTTCCCGCCTAATCACATCTCTATGATTACTAGTACTTTGGAACTGAAACTCCAACCCCTAATCCATTTGGACATTGTGATCGGTGTCTCATGCTTTACAACTTAGGTACTGTTGTTCAGCCAGTAGCAGACACTAATTGCAATTAGTGTCTTTATCTCCTAACACAAGACCAAGCTCTGTCGCTACGTCATCATCATGTACGACCAACGTGCCTTCGTCTTGATCTTGCGTTAAGAGATCTTCACGTTCTCCTAAAAACGTTGGATTAAGATAGTAAAGCATTAGAATATCCATTGCATTACTATCCATAATCCTATTATCCACAAGGCGATATTAATTAATCCGCAAATCATCTCTTTATCGCCATGTATTCGTAATCCATATCACCATGTTTTTTCTGAACCAATGTAACTTTATTGTTCTCATATTGTTCTAAAACATAACGCTGGAATCGAAGTATTTTTGGATGATCTTCGTGTTTTACACGATCGTAAGGCTGCAACCAAGGATCACACAAATAACCACGATAGTAAGTTATACGTGCACCCTTAGGGGCTTTAATTAGCCATTCATCCATTCTTTTCTTTCCAATCATAATCTCCCTCCCCTGGACGTTATCACCAAAGAAATTTTCCATGATAGCGTAAAGTGGGTTATTAAAATTATAGTTTTTATCAACTGCTGTATTCATCATATGGAAGTTTATATAATAAATTATAACAAATGTCAAGTTATTTTATCCACATAATAGAATTATTTGCATTTAAATAAAAAA